TGGGCCTCACTGGTTGTCCAAGCCTGGCTGACGCTTCTTCTAACGAAGTGCGTCCCAGCTGTGTACCAGACCTGAATGCTGTTTGTAATTTATTAAGAGGACCTGCCACCTGTAGCCCTATTTATAGAAGAAGTAGCTTACCAACTGGTGGGGTTTGGGGGGAATATTGCCCAGCTGGTAGCTACTGGTAGATTATACTAATAATCCAATGATGTGTCAATTTACTTAGTTTCAGCTGCCTCTTCCATTCCCTTGTCAGTCATGCCGGTAACTCTATAGGAAACCTCAACAATCTCAACGGGTTGGTCTATTTCAGCGTTAGTTATTAATGTCTGGAAATAAACGCTCTCTTTCTCTTTAGGAGAGAAGCGGATAGACTTTACTTTAATCCTATTAGGGTCTTGTAACCCAGTAAGATTATTACGAGTATCGTCCAGAACGAACCTATCTGTTTCTTCAAAATTATCTACCAGGTCCCTGGCAGTATAAAGGAAGGTAGAAGAGGTGTCGGCCACCACGCGAAACTTGACAATTAAAAAGCGGACAGACTTTCTAATGCCACTGTCGCCAAAGTCCATAGCCCTAAGTAGGGCCTGCATACTAATAGGCCGGTTATCATCCCGGTAATCGGAGGCTCCCCCGGTCCTCCGAACGCTCATTACTTGCCCATCGGTAGTAGCGAAGTAAGCGTCCGAGAAGAGGTTAGCCCAGCCTATAGCTGGATGGTCGGAATACCGAGTCCAGGCACCGAATCCGCCCCGGTATTCTCGAACGTGCGAATAGACCAAAAGGTCGCCTGGTGACGTATTACCATCTAACGGAACAGAGACCTTGTACTGGCTGCCCGTACCGTAATGGTGGCCAAACACCCGGTCCAGATAGTTACGGTTGACCCGCTCCCTCCAGACCCGTTCAATCTTCTGACCAACGTATTCAATCGCCAAGTTACGGCCCAGTCTATAAAGCCCCGATTCATTAGCGAACATGATACCATCTCTGGTATTAGCTATTGAATGAGGGGCAGTACATCCCAGACCCTGGGATTCAATCCGTTGAACTGGGTTGATACCACTAGCCTTCGCTGCAATATCAACCAGATAAATGCTATTAGTCTTGAATACAACAACCACGCCACTCTTCTGTGCCGCCCCGAAAGCCGACTCCCCGAAGAATGGAATAATGCCAGTTATCTCTTGACCGTCTGCACTATTAACATCTACCACAGATACCGATTCGCTGTCAACAGTAGCTGTAGGATTACTGAAAATTTCAGGGAAGTTAGGATACGAAATAAGAACGCGGCTTGGGTATTCGTACTCTGCGACTCCTGCAGTATATACCGGACTGCCGCTCACAATTCTAGGAATCTTTAATCCATTAACAAAGAGTTGCATATCTGTCGTAAGGCCAGTGCTAGACTCCATCTCAAGGATTGTGTCTACTACCTTAGGTTGAGATATGACTACTCTGCCATTGCCAATTAAGTTACCGGCCTGAGCAATCATCCAGGGTGAGGAAGCTATTGATTGCTGTGCGTTAATAGCCTGCCCCAGCCGCATCATTACCCTCAATTCTACTACTGAGGAATTGCCTACAACACTTGCGTAATTGCCATCATTTGCATTGACATAGACAGGTACATCTAAACCATCGACAGCGTAAGCTACTCTATTAGCCGTATTAGCCAAGGCAGTTAATGAGGATAAATTTGTGTTAATAGTAAAGGAAGTATTGCTCGTTCCCGTAACAATTTTATGCCAACCAGAAATATCCAAGTGCATTCCGTCCTGAACATCTTGACGGTACAGATACACCCAATGTCCAGTGGTCCAATTACCAGAAGGCCGAGTTGCCGTTATAGTTACGGTTCCACTAGATATAGACGTAGCAGAGATAGTAACACCAGAATTTACAAATTGAAATCTTTGAACTGTCTCGCCATCGCTGGTACTTGAAAGATTTCTACTATCCTTTCTGAAGGTAATGATTTCACCAGAAAAATCGGCTTCCGTAATACCTGTAGACTGTTCATTTTTCTGAACTTGAATATCTATAGTCGGGTCGTTGACAATGTGACCCTGTACTAAACGATTGCCCGCACTAGTAATGTACTTACTGCGAAGTGGGGCAGACCATTGAGTTCCCAGTTCGGCACCCTCAAGGGATGTGGACACATTATCAAGTTCCGTAAGTGTATCATCTGTCCGGGCGTCAATAATATCTACATATTGTTCATTAAGATTAAATTTAAGTGGAGCTGATTGAAGAAGGTAGTATGGAGCTACCCCATTTCTTTTTGTTCTATAAATTTGCAGTTCCAACTTATCATAATCGTATACATCCCAAGAAGGCATCCTACTAAGGCGTAATTTAATTTGAGTATCTTTAGCTACTTCTACCACACAGTCGTCCACGCCCGTGACAGCACTTGCAATCAGATTGTCGTTGTTATCCAGGGCAGATAGGCGGAAGTAGTATTTATAAGTAGCGGTTTGTTTTATATTAAATCTCTCAGTTCCTGCCAATGGAGTAGACCCAAGCGCAGCATCCAAACTACCAAAGTATTCAATTTGAATGTAATCATGGGCACTAGACGAATTATCAATCCATAGTTTTTTAATTTTTGCTTTTATTGAGCTGCCAATTATAGTATTAGGGGTCGATTCCAAACAGCGATAAATTTCTACTGTATCTCCAGCGGTAAATATACTAGAACTATAGTGCGGCAGTTTGAATAATGCACCATTCCTCTGCTCAGATGTAAGTACGTTCCCAAGATTAACTGTAATTTTTCCAACCGCTGAACTGTCAGTCGCTACAAACATTTGCGGCTGCCAATTAGGAAGTCCAGCGCGTACCAGGGCACTGCCGTCCCACTTCATCACGCTGTCATCCCCATTACTGAAGTACATATTGTCAGAGACCATTGTACTTTTCAGAATTGGTTGAGAACCAGCAGTATTGGCGTTGAGATATCTTTCTCTTGTAGTGGGCGTCAGTGAGAAGTTGTCGTCCGGAGCCTCAAGCGGAATCCAACGACTGCCAGCAGTAAGACTGACGGTACTATCAATTTTATCTAAAAATTCCAGGCTCTCGTCTATCTGAATGGTCTTTCCTACCAGCGTCGGCTGATAGCCAGCGGCTGGAGAACCAATCAGGGAGGTGTCAATAACAAGTGAGGTATCGGACGGGATTTCCAGAATAGTCCATTCGCCTGACCATTCGCCAGCATTAGTAATAAGAATGCGCTGTCCGACAGTAAAGCCATTAGTATCTGTAATACCAGTCAGGATGTCGCCTGAGATACTGATAGAATCATCCGGCAGGGTATTGATATATTGTATCCGTATTTTTCTATCAAAGCCGGTAATAGTGAGCATGTCGCCCCTTACCAGGTTTTCTATCGTCGGTATGTCCTCATCATTTCTAACAGGCAGTATCTGTCCGGTTCTTTTCCCAATAATTCTTTGTGTATTATTAAGGGTATAAAGTCCATAAATGCCAGCAAGAATAACCTTGTAGGGACTCGTACCGAGGGACTCAACGACTGTAACAAGGTCAGACTCAAGGAAAGAATCACATAGAATCTGGTCGCCAAAGATAAATGGACTGAGCGAGGAAAGGGTAATGGTATCAGTGAAGATGCCGGCCTGCATAAGGCTGCCGACCTCATCCTGGTCACTGTCACTACGATATGAATTATTGACTATAATCTCAAGCGTGTTTCCAACAGCAGTACAGGAGAGAATAGTAAAGGTGCCGCTATTAATAGGATGATAGGACTGCGACACAGTAAGTTGCTGGCCCACCAGATTAGGACTACCGACTGCTACTAGATTAGGACACTGCAGTACATACTTAATCTGATTGCCAGACTGCCATTCAGCGGACGAAACGGTCGCCATGCCCTCTTCACCGCCGTTAAATTTGTAATACGGATTAGTGCGAAGTGGTCCCGTGTCAGTGGTGCCGAAAAATGCAGGGCCTAGTATATGTCCATTAGGTTCAGCGGTTGATATTCTGGCCCTAAGATTAGGATAGAGAGTGGGAAGCAGATATTTACTCGATATTTCAGATTGCTGATACTCAGCGAAAAGATTGCCACCAAGACCGGCTACTACTCTATTATTGCCGGCAGCACGGTAGCTATCAATGTGTGATACCCAGCCATTTTTATAGTTAGTAGTAATGTCGCTGTATATCTCTGCGTGATTCAGGCCCCAGAGACTGAGCTGAGGAGTGAGGTCAGTGCCTGTGGTAAGAGGAGCTGGGTCGAGAGTAACACAGAGTTTATTAGAGAGTACAGGAACTGGTTCGTAGAATATATAGGCAGTGTATGTAGCACCGCCATCTCTTTCCCACTTAATGGTAGCTGTATTATCTGTATCATTTACAATGACAGATTCAGGAATAACTTGCTCAAGGTTATTGCCAACCTGTATATATACCTGAACATCCAAATATTTGCTTGGGATGTCTGCAATTATATGAGACCCATTACTGGCTGTCAAGGTGAAATCAACTATCTGACTGAATGACACGCTGCGAAGTACGCAGACAACATTAATAGACTGCGAAAAGGTTACTTCAACATTACCAGTAGGCGTTATTATAACCGTGTCAGGTTCGATTGAAGTCCAACTTCCACCAGCGTCTTCAAAGAATTCAGTCAGGATATTAAAGGTAGAAAGGCCGTGCTGAGCCACTGTGATGACTTCAGCTACTCCGGCGGTAACACTGCGAGAGAGTACGGCTACGCTCCCAGGTACTGCCTGCATACTCTTATAGGATACAAATATTTCTCTATCTTCAAATATATTATAATTAAGAGTCAGGCTGCTAGTAGTCTGGCTGATAGCGTAATTATTGAGATAAAAAGATTCATTACCGGTTGGATTGACTTTAGGTTCCGGAAGAAACGTCTTTACTAGAAAGAGTCCGGATTGATTATGCTCACTGGCATCAATGACCAGAGAGGTCGCGCTCTGGGTCAATACCTTCTTATCGTCCACAGTGAATGATGAGAAGTAGTGTCCATTGTTAGGATTGGCACTGGTATACGGTTGAAAGGGCAGGTTGATATCTGTCGGGTCAAAGGACAGCCTGCCGTATCCTACAAGAGGACTACTAGAAAGACCCGTCAGGTCAATATCAGAATCCAGTGTGAAGCAGATATTATCTGTGGCGTCCTGGTTCCAGTCAATGCGGGAGACGCGAACCGGAAGATAGCCGGCCACGCCCTGATACCCAGCACGCTTAACTAGATACCCTTCTGCCTGAGGGTCAACATTTACCAGGTCTTCAGAGAATCCCGGTTGAATTCTATTCTCTGCAGATTGCTGGTCAATGCCCGCTCCCAGGTCAGATTCACTAATAGTGACAAAATTCTGGGCCACGAAAGGCTCCGATTATTTCTTTTTCTTTGGTTTTTTCTTTGACTTGCCAGCGGCTGAAAGAGATGCGGCAATAGCCTGCTTCTGAGGATATCCCTCATCCATCATCTTCTTGATATTCTTGCTGACTGTTTTCTGGCTTGAGCCTTTAAGGAGTGGCATGTAAATTACTCCGTAGGTCTTTCATATTTTAATTTTGGATTTTGTCGAATGCGACTCTTGACCTCTTCGTCATAGTCAGGATAAGCATATTCCTCTTTAGGATATAATTCTCTATAAACTTCCCTGGCCTCTGATTTGGAAATTCCGAGTTGTTGAGCCAGCTTAGAAACTTCCTTGTCATAGCGAGGGATTCTAGTAAAGTCCTTTGCTGCTTCCGCTACAGTGCCAAGTCCTGCCGCTGACCCGCCTGTCATAACGCCAAACTGGATTTTGTCTGCCAGCTTAGCTGCTTTTGCAGAGCCTTTTCCAACTGTTTTTATGGCCTTAGATGCTACTAATCCTCCAGGAATAAGAGTAGCCGCAGCGGATATACCAAGGTCAGTTACATCATCTGGGGTCAAGAAATCCACAGCATCAACTGCCGCAGCAGGAGCACCAGACTCCCTCAATTTCTCTATCATTTTTTTCTTTAGTTTTTCTACTGGGTCCATTGTTCTAGCAGTTCCATTTCCTAAGTGATTTATTGATGCGGCTATCCGGGTCGTTAGCCGTTTCCTTGCTGGTCAATTTCTTCTTCATGCCCTTCATCCTGGCGCAGAAGGAATCCCTACGTGGGCCTCCTTCCGGCTGGGGTTTCTTGAGATTGCTGCCGGTCGCTCTATTGTAGGCATTCCGACCTTTTTCAGACAGACCACCCTCCGGATTTTTATGCTCTTTCCGGAACTGGAATCCTTTTTTTCTGAGTTTCTTAACAGTTTCTTTTCTATCTGCCATCGAAGAATCTCCGTGGAGGTACTTCCCAGTTTCTATTAGCCCTATTGACACGCAGCGACGTTTCGCGCCCCACCCAACTTCTTTCGACAATCTTCTCAAGTTCCTGCCTGACGCGGAGTTCCATGTCAGCGGGGCCGCCTAGCTTTCTCTGCATCTCAGCTACGGCGAATTGAATAAGATAATTACTGAAAGGCTTCTTAAAGATGGGAATGCAGGTGCCGTGAATCGTACAAATAAAGTCGTCTTCTTGTACGGCTATAGTAGAAAGGTCACTGCTGATAGTTTTATTAAGGACAGTAGTGCGGTCATTTGGGCCGAACACTGATTTGAATGTAATTTTATTGCCCTGAATGTTGGCAATCTGAAGGGTGCCCTTGACCTCTCCAGTCTGGCCGTCAATGATATTAGCGTAGCAGTTCAGGTCGGAGTTACTTACTGTTAAGTCGCTGCCAATAGCGTCTACTACGATATAGTTACTCTGTGCTTTCACAAGAGTAATGCGGCCCTGGCTTTTAACCAGAGGTTCAGGGTCTTTCAGATACCAAACTCGGAGTGGATAGGTGGTCGATGGGGCCGGAATAAGACGGTACTTATTTCCTATCACCGCATAGTAATAAGATATATTAGTTGTAATCTTGCTGGTTTCATAAGAGGTAGCGTCACGGTAATCAATTCTCTTTACTGGGTAGAAGAGATTGTTTACCTTGACTTCAATCTTCTCAAGCCGCTGCTCAAGAGCGTCCTCAGGAATCAAGTATTCCTGCTGTCCGGAAGTAAGTTGAACAGTTGTATAGGTGAGAAGCGGTGCTTCGTAGTGCCGGGCCAATATGTTGGCGGCGTGGTCCTGCCCACGATTAAGGGCTGGGATGATGTCCTCTTCGTCCCTGACAGAAACGAGATTAGACTCATCTATCATTGAGCGTACTTCGGCTACCAGGTCCTCAGTAGTCAGTCGGCGAGCCATTGCTGCCCTCCAGAATTAGTCGAAGAACAGCTTACGCTTCTTCTTCCATTTCCATTTCAGGCATTTCTTTTTCTGAGGCTGCCTTGCTGACAGTAAAGCCACGGGCTTCGAGTTCTTTACGAAGTTCTTCGTCGGAAGCGTCTGCCAGTGCTGCACTGCCTTCGCTTTCCATCTCGCCA